GTGGAATGTTCCAGGGTCAATATCAAAACTTGCGGTATAGGTAGCCCCCTCTTGTAGAGACACTTTTCTATTTAAGGTAGCACCACCAAAGTTTGAACCCGACATTACTAATTTGAATCCATCGACAATAGTACTCTGGTCTGAGTTACTCTCATTTAGTATTTTGTTATTTACAATATATGTAGATGGAATTTCACCATCGATATTAAATTGGTCTAATACAATTACCTCTTGTGATATTACGGAATAAATAAAGAAGTTGTCTAATGAACCTGCTGACCCATCTTCTCCATTTTGGTCAAAATATGTAAATTGGACTTTGTGTACATTGTTATCACCAACTGCAGCAGACCCAGTAAATTTAATTTCATACGAACGATTGCCTATCAACCTATCGGTGTAATTTGTAACTTCAGAATCATCATAGTAAGAACCATCTGGTTTGTAGATTCTAAAATCAATTCCAGTTAGAGTTCCGAGGTTTGAGTCAAATGAAATTGTATATACTTCGTTTTCATCCAATGATGCAGATAAATTTGCAGTACCACCACCATAGTTAGATGCGGATAGTATTAACAACCCACCACTAATATCAAGAGTTGGTGATTCGTTTTCAGTACCCTTGATTGGTTCTACCAACTCAAACCCACCTACATTTGCGGTAAAGTTATAGTATGCTTCAAGACCAGGAATATCTGCTGGATTTAATGGTCTATCAACAGTTGCATTTGATGTATCCCATGCATCTGATAGACTCCTACTTACCCACGAAACATGCTTTGTGTTATGTGGGGTGTCTACCTCAGACCCAACACCTTCAGTAAAATCTTGATACAAAGGATACACATATAGGTTGTAGTTGGATTCGATTTCCCTATTCTCGATGTTCTCTAATCTCAATCTATATTGTGGTGATGTAATGTCACCACTAACAATTGAAGATGAAATTGAGTTAAGGTCGAATTCAAGAAGAGCTCTACTATTACCTAACAACGTAGTGTTGTTGGTGTCATAGAACTTACCGATTTCAAGAATTTCATCTTTACCCGTGTTTTGTTCCTTACGATGAGTATCTTCGTATAAGGTTGCGTCTTTTTTTGGATATATTCTATAAATCATGGTCTACCTTTTAAAATAATGATACAACTCTACCTATGATATCAACATCAGGATATTTTACTTCAAAACAAGTTGGGTCTTTCGGTGGATATACAATCCCATCACGAGTTGCGCTTTGGATATTGTATTTATTTGTTGAATAACTACCATCGTGTTTGTTTACAATTTGAAGACCACCTTTGTCTTCTTTATCAGGCCTAACTACCGATTGTACACCATCCACACCATCTAACAATACGTAAACATCCGTGAGATTAATTGGTTTATTTATACCCATTCTATCTGTATTAAAAAATTCTTTTAATTCATTAATACACATTAAAAGTACTTCATTTGAATTGTAGTTTGGTAAAACAATAATTTCAAAGTTGATACCGATATTTACAATGTATGCGTTTTTAATATTTACGGCATCGGTCAGAATTCGGTAATACGAAATATAATTTTGTAAATTTTGTTTGGTTGCAGGGTTTAGTTGAGTCAGTTTCTTATTAGAGTCATACCCTAATGTATAGAAGTTGATAGCTAATGGGTTTGGAATTGGGTCTATACCATCATCCAATAATGTATTGATTTGAAAATCAGGAGTAGCGTATGCTTTTGCTACCGAACCAAATTGTGGTGGTAATGCGTATGCTCTTAACAAATAATCCTCTTTAGTAACCGCCCTATTCTGCGCTCTAAAGTAAGCAATTGCATTATTACGAACCTCATCTATTTCTTCTTCAAACGCGGCGCCCGTTGCGGACACCTCGTTCGTTACCGCTATTGAGTTTTTAACTACATTAAATGTATCTTCTACTAATTGTGATGAATCACTTTCAATTACACGTTCGACTATCGTTGTTAGGTCAGAAGATGGTACATTGTCGGTAACACCAGTACCCACTCGATATGTTACCGTTAATGTGGTATTTGATGGTGCGACGCCGTATGTTTTAGCGTACATAAAGTTTGATGGGTCAATACCTTGGTCAAGGTCTCCACTTGCGGGATATAATGCCGAACCAACGTTATCTGGATTTGGGAGTATCTCTTCGTCTGAATTTGAAGAAACCCCTGCTCCAAATTGAATGTCAATTTCACCTTCGTCATTTACACGAGTGATATATCGTTTTGGTACTTTTTTTAATTTAAGTAATGCGGGTGTTTCATTTGCAAATGCAGACATTGCTAATGAGTAGTCGGTTGTATTTGGCAGTTCCTCGAATACGGTATCTTGTGCTAAGTAATCTACCTTAGTCCATATATCACCATCATCGTCGATAATTTTAATTATATCGATAAGACCATCGGCTTTAATTTTAATTTTATCATAGGGTTTTGGTGATGTAAAATCAAACTCAGATGTTTCATCCTTACCACTCACAGCCCTTACATATTTCTTTAACAAATAATAAACAGGTTCATTTGTAGTTTCATCAATTTGATATACTGAAACTTCAGTGGGGTCAAATGATGATGAGTATCCAAACCTTACTTTATTTATAGTACTAAACTCTACATCTGAATTTTCGGTAGAACTTACTATCATACCTTCTTTTAAGGTGAGTGCGTAGTCAAAATTTGGTTTAACATCGTCACCACTACCCATTGAAGGAATTATCTGATAAACTGTTAGGTTGGTGGTAGCAGGTACATTTAACTTTGGTTTATATCCAAATGATTGTGCAATCGTAAATACATTTGATTTTTCTTGAGCTTCTTCTAAAACCGATTCTCTCAGTTGAACATCGGTATAGTATGATAATACATCACCAACATAAGAAGCCATTTCCATAAACATCATACCCGGCGATGACTCATTAAAGTCATTGTAGGTATTTGGGAAATAGTTTTTAGTAAAGTCTATGAGGTTCTTACGAATATCACCAAAGTCTCTACCTACTAAGTTTACATCTTTTTTTATTTTATCACTCATGTCTTATCCTTAAACAATAGATATATCACCTTGTTCTGAAACAAGAACTGTTATATTTGTATTAGCACCGTTATCCGTAACCCTTACTACAAGGTTTATGTTTACCCTATTATAGTCTTCTTCAGTATTTACCACTACACTATCTACAACTATGTATGGTAACCAAAATTCAATATCAGCTCGAAGTGAATCTTCCAAATCGGATGATAGTGTTGTCGTCATTTGTTCGAATAGTAATGAAAACACATCAGACCCAAATAATGGTTGAAGTGGCCGTTCACCCTTTCTCGTTAGAATTAGGTTTTTAAGATTAGATATACCCTGTTCTTCAGTAGTGTAAGAAGACTTGAATAATGGTGTACCACCTAATGGTAACATAACACCAATTGCCCTGTTCTTTACAAGGTCAAGTGGATTAATCTTAAATTCCCTACGAGTTGCCATTAGCTACCCTTCTTCTTATTCATATGTTTCATCAAACCTGAGTAGTCACGTGTTAGTGCGTCAACTACTGCTTTACCTGCATCCGTTTGTTGTAGTTGGTCCGTTGAGACTGTTCTACCATCTACGTTTTGTAACACTTGTGGTTCTTGGCCCACACCACCACCAAACGATTGTGCTTGTGATGATTGGAATACACCATTACCAACACCATTAGAATTTATACTTCTCCACTCACCACTCTCTGCGGTTTCGTTTAACATATCGTTCAACGTTGAGTTACTTGTATATGACTTCTCTTGTTGTGGTTTAGGTTGTCTTACGTTTTCTTTAAATATATGACCAACATCAAATGGGTCTTTCTCCACAACTTGTGGTTGCGATTTTTTAATTTCATTCATAAGAGATTTACGAAGTGCCTTCTTTTCTTTGGCGACTTCCTTCCTAACCTCTTCCTTAATAATAAGTTGAATTGCTTTAATTAATTTCTTTGTGTCCATAGTAATAAATATATTGTATCTATAATTATTGTTTCATTAGTTGTAACTGAGTTTTTACCTGAGTTATCGTAGATAATAGTTGAGGTCCTGCCGCAGTAAGACTCGCTATTGGGACTGGCCCTGCGGTTGCTCCGGTTATAGCAGGTGCTAATTTAAGAAGTGCATCGGTTATTGATTCCAACTGACTGAATATCACATCCATATCAGCTTTCCAATTTGTAGTTGATACGTTTACTGACTTGTCACCACTAATAAGAACGGAGTCTGATTTAGAATTAATCACAACTCTATCTGAGTTCAATATGATTTGTGGGTTCTTATATGTACCAGTTGGTATAACTCCTAATGTAAAGTTGTTAGAGGATTTCAACCCAATCTTTTGTTTAGAACCTAACCATATTGAAGAGTCATCTTTATTGATATCTTCTATTACGAATTTATTATAACCATTTGAAGTTCCAGCCCCGTTTCTGATGATAGTGATTGGTGAGTCCGTTGTGGTTGATGTCCAAGATGGTTTTACTGATACCGCACTAACTGAGTCATTGTTACCTGAAGTATTTGATGGAGTATATCCAAATCGAATCGATTGACCAAACCTACCCTCGTGAATTATGTCTCCTAAAAATGGTTGTAGTTGGGATACATCTTGTGATTCTTGAAATCCAGGACCAAAATCAACCTTAGAGTCGGTTGAAGATTGTGCAGGAATACCATTACTCACGGATGACAATCCACCACCACCACCACCACTTACTACTTTGGTTAAATTGGGTAGTGCGTTGTGGTTTATATTTTTCTGAAGAGAAACTATTGATGTGTAATAGTATCGAGTAGATGCATTGTTACCAGATGCGTCGTCGGAGTTTCCACTTACAATATATACACTTTCTCCAATTATTGGTATATGTCTATTATTTGTATTTAATGGAAAACACCTAAGTTGACCTGAAGCGCTACCCTTTTCAATTGCTATAATACTACCAACCGTGTCGTTAGATTTATCGTCTAGCGTTACTCCAATTACCGATGCTAATTTCATTCATCATCCCCATCTTCTTTAGGTAGGTCTTTCTCAACCTCATCAATTGCTTCCATCAACTGACGTTTTTCTTCTGGTGATAATAACATACCACCATCCGAACCTGAGTTATTGTCTTTCATCATTCTTTGAACGATTGCAGCTAACTTGATAAGTGCGTCGTCATTCCTAACTGAAATATCAAGGTATTCTTTTATGAGGGGTACAACTACGGATGCATCACCCAAACTTTTTACCATTGGTTCAAGTTGGGCTATTAACAATTTAATTTGGCGGTCTTTCTTTTTTTGATTAGAATATATGTCTGACATAATATCCGAAAAAGATTTACCTTTAAATAATTCAGTATCCTTATCCATTAAATTCCTCTACTCGATGGGTTATTGGTAGTATATCACCCTTCATGTAATCTATGTACAATTCTTTATATATAACTTTCATCTTACCAACTACTCGTGTAATGTATTGAGTTTGAACACCAGTCCTCTCTCTAATAAGTATGTAAAGTGCCTTTTTGTTGTACGAATATAAATTATCTCTCGTTCTGAATAATTCAGTTAATGAGTCAGCGATTTTTTGGTCACGTTCTTTATTGAACAATGTTAGAATGTTCACATCCATATACATAACATAGTAGTCCATAAAGTCTTTAAGGGCTTCCATTTGTTTTTTATCAAAAACCTCATTAACTATATCACGTGATGAATCAATTACTTCAATACCATCTCTCATTTTCATACGAGCGTAATTAGCGTTGTTTTCATTAAACAAATAGTTACGTGCAATTACTGTAAAGTATGAGAATGCTCTACCATTATCACCATTGAACTTGTGAATCTTTTCATTTAAGAATGCAACTACATTTGCTTTAACATCCTCATATGGAACTTCAAAGTAATAAGTCTTGTATGTGTGGATTACATTCTCAGCAAGTTTATCAAATGGATAATGAATAAATCTATTGTAGATTTTATTCTTTAATCGTTGGTCATCGCAACTGTTGTACGCGTTGATTGCAATCTCATTTATTTTATTAAAATATCTTTTATTCTTTCTCTTCCGACCCATAGTACTTTTCTAACTCCTCTATTACCTCATACAAGTTTTTAAAAATAAATCCAGTGTCATCATCTGATTCGAATGCACCTAATTTATCTAAGTCTTTCATTTGTTTCATTGAGCTATCAATCTTAGATGCGATATCTGCAATCAATACTTCCTGCTCTTCCACCACATCTTCATACGCCTCATTCTTACGAAGGAGATTTAGTGTCGTAAATATTAGGATAATACTTAATACTGATAAAATAATAATTGTAACTAACATACTATTCCTCTACTATTCCTTTGAATGCGTCGAACACACTTGTAGTATTCGTGTTTGAGTTTGTAAATGAGTCAGCCAAGTTACCCTTCTTAGGTCTACCAGTCGTTTTGGCACGAGTGGATTTAATTGGATTCATTTCTTTCATCCACCTTTCATATTCATACCGTGCAGCGTTGATATCTGCCTGATGCATGATATGTGGTAGTGGTGTTTTAAGGGTCTGGTCTTTAGAGTATGTGATGTAATATTTCTTGTTATTCTCATCATACAATCCATCGGTAAGTTGTATACCTAACCATTCTTCTTCACTGCATTGAATCCCAAAATAATTCAATAAGTAAAAACTTCTAAGAGTATGGTCCATATAGTTAAGGTTAGGATTTGTTTTGTAAATCTTACCCTGATTCTTTACGTGCCATTCAGAATCATTCTTGATATAAATGTCTTCGTCTACTGAACCTAACTTACCTAAGTCGTGGTGTAATGCGGTAAATATAATGGTCTCTTTATCAAGGTCACCCATATCAAGTCCCCACTCTTTTTGTTGTTCAAACAATTTTAAAGCGTTGCGAGTTACTCTAAGAACGTGGTCGATGTATCCACCCGGAAATGCATTATGATAGTGTTCTACCGAAGATGCTGGTGTATAAATCATACGTTCTTCAAAATGGTCGTACATTTTATTGAGTGATTCTAATCGGTCACCCTCAAATGTCTTGTTAATTAGTTTACGAAACTTATCGTAGTTTTCTACGAGTTCTTCTGCTGTGAAAAAGTCTAACATTTTTTAAATTATTTTATCTATGATACCACACTCAAGTGCTTTATCTGCGGACATAAAGTAGTCGGATGATGATATACCTTCCCAATACTCCTTATCCATATTTGAGTTATCAGCCATTAATTGATTACAATCATTTTCTAACTCTTCACTAAACTTAGCATTAGATTTTACATCACTTAATTTACCAACCACAATAGTCGATAGTTGATGTACCATAATCTTAGAATGTTTAGATGCGGTTCTAACACCAGTACCACACGTTAAGAGTAATGCAGCGGCCGACATTGCTGAACCTCTTACTATGATATTAAATTTAATACCCTGTGCTTTTTGGGAATCCATATAATCAATGAGAGCGAGTGTCTCAATGACATCACCGCCTGGTGAATTAAGTAGGATATTTATAGTAGAAAGGTCTCCGTTAATTTTACGTAACAATCTTACCTTAGATACAACATCAAACGTTAACCCACTTGTTATCTCATCTTGAATTAAAATTACATTATCGGTTGTGTCGATACCATAATCAAACTCACGATAATACCCACGGTGATTATCTTCAGTATTAGTGTCTTCAGAATATTCCACATTAACTCGATTAGAGGTTGTAGTAGCGTTGTATAGTTCGTCCATTAGTTTAAAACTTGTTTATTTATATACAATATACAAAAAAATATTGAGATATACAAATTTATTTATTAGATATATTCTTGTATACGTGTTTTACCTTAGAAGGTTTTTTCTTAGAAGTTTCACCATATAACTTTTTAGCTTCTTCACTTGTTGGAATAAACTCTACTTCTTCTTTTTCTTTTTTAACTTCTTTAATCTTTTCTTTTGGAGTTTTGATTCTTTCTTTAACCACTTCGTCTCGAAGTATTGGTACTTCGTTGACATCAACACTACTAAAGATATTATTACTATTACGTCTATCATCTTTTTTAGTTAATTTATTTAATGCTATTACCATTGAGATTGCTAATGGGTCGAATACAAATACAATAAGTAATGTAAACCAATTCACAATTATACCCATAGGTTTACCAGTAATCTCAGACATATATCTAAGTGGTCCTACCTCAGCGGCAACTTCATTATTGGATTCCAAGTCTAATACTTGTAAATCGAGTGAGGTAATGGAATCTGTTAATACCTCAATCTTCCTTGATACCCCATCACGTGATTCAACTGCTGAGGACAATTGTTTTTCCAATGCCCTACGTTGAGATGATGAGGTTGTTGTTATAATCTGACCAGTTTCCCTATCACGATATTGAACTACGTTGTTGGATAACCCATTCCGTAATTCGGTGATTGATTCTGATAGTTGTTTCTTTTCTACATTAAAGTAATCTAATTGTTCTTGAAATCTCCCCTTCTTCAAATCGATTACTTGAACTTGTTTATCTAATACACCCAATTGGTCTGCAGTCTTTTGATATGCTGATGTTAGGAATCCGTAGATACCTGCTGATGTAATTAACATCAATACACCAACGGCTAAAGTAAGATACCACTTCATCCAACCCGCAGTCTTCCAATTGTTATGTAGGTATGACGCTATTATTAGTTTAGAGAATTCCAATGCCCCAGCCATTATTATAACTTCAGTCCGTGCTCCGGCAAATAAGGAACTCAATCCAAACACAGAATAATATGCAGCGGAACCGGCCAATCCGAATGTACTTATAGCCATTAATCCAACAAACATATTATGTCTATTAAAAAATTTTATCATTTTCTTTTCCACAAATTGATTTTACTAACTCCAGGAGTTGTACTTATTATTAAACTACGTTTTCGCTAAGCAGCTCAAGCTAAGTTAACCACCTGATAGGTATAAATATCAGGAAAATAATTAATAAATTAATTATATCAAGCTTTCCCCATACTATGCCCTTTTTTTTGTGTACTAAAATTGGAAAGATAGTTTAACACAGTCAACTCCTTCATCTTAGCTTCGACCTCAATGTCCAAAGAATGACCATATGTATTTATCTCAGAGTAAATATAATCTGAATGTGCTTGTGCTTTTACACCTTCTTCTTCCAACTGACGTGATTCAGAGTAATGAACTAATGGTTTGTAATCACCCCAAGTCGACATAGCCAACTCAAGTGCTTCTTGTTCAGACAACCCACCACTATTGAACTTGTGGTGGTGGTAGTCAAATGTAATTGGAATGCCAATGTGTTCGTGTAGATACATCAGGTCTTTGACTGAATACATACTTGCTTTGTCATCGTTCTCAAC